CGCGCCCGCCGCGGAATCCGACCATCCCGATTATCCTTCGCCCGGCGTTGTCGCGATGGCGCTTTGGGGCGGAGGCGCTACGAAGAGGCAAGCGAACCGCGCCCTCGAATACGCACAAGGGGTGGTTGCTAGACTAGAGGCAGAGAATCAAGACCGCTCGACAGCGACGGGAGAAGCCGTGTCTAAACTCGAAACTCGGACGATTACCGCGGACCTCGAAGTACGCGAGGAGCCCGAAGGGATGACTCTAACCGGATACGCGGCTAGATTTAACGAAGCTTCCGAACCGCTTCCCTTCCGCGAGACGATCGCCCCGGGAGCGTTTAAGCGATCCTTGCAATCGCGTAACGACATCAAGCTCTTATGGAACCACGATTCGTCGATGGTTCTCGGATCGACCCGCGCCGGCACGCTTACCCTTACGGAGGACGCGCAGGGCCTCCGGGTTTCGGCTCAGCTTCCAGATACGACAGCAGGGCGCGACGCAAAGGTTCTTATCGCCCGCGGCGACGTTACCGGGTTCTCATTTGGATTTACGGTCCCTGAGGGGGGCGACTCCTGGAACGCGGACGGATCCGAGCGGACGCTTAACTCCGTTCGCCTCTTCGAAGTCTCGACGGGCGTAGCTTTCCCGGCATATCCAACTACTAACGGCACGGCGCAAGTCCGCGGCCTCGAAAAGATCGCACTCCGAGCCGATGTAGACGTAGATAAGCTTGCCGATACTTTGCTTAAGCTTGAGGCCGGGCAGGAGATTACCGGCGACGATCGTAAGCTTATGGATACGATCCTTAACGAGCTTACGGTTCTCGAGGAGACGGAAGAGGCTTCCGCTTCGGAAGAAGATAACGGTAAGGCTCTTCTTGCTCTTAAGAAGAAGAAGCTCGAACTATTGATGGGACTCTAATGGCTACTCCGAAACAGATCGAAGAACTAATCCTTAAGATCGCCGGGAATCCTTCCGTGGGAAGCGTAAAGGCGCTCGCTCCGGTTTGGGCCGAGGCTATCGCGAAGCTCGATGAGCCGAAGGTTAAGAGAGCTACGGTAGAGCCCGAAGAGACTCGATGAGCCCGTGGGATCTTCTAGCCTGGGCTGTTGCGCTGGCTGTCTCGACGATTGCCGTAACTATTGCGATTGCGGTGGTCATTGCGGCTGTAAGGCAAGCGCAGGGCACGGCTCCTAAACGGCGATCGGTTAAATAGAAAGAACCCCCGGCGGCTCGCAACACCGGGGGTCTTCCTTTGCGCGTTTAAGACGCGCAGCTCTTGCAGAGGCCTTCGTCGATCGAGGGCCAGACGGGATAGCAGATTCCTACGAGGACATCGTGCCAAACGTCGAGTTGGCTAACTCCTTCGCGGCTATTGTCGTATCCGAATCCGGTATGCCCGTGCGCATATTCGTATCCTTCGGGGAGTTCGACCCAAACGGATAGGAAAGCTTGCTGGCCTTCCTCTACGGTGATCCTTGCGCCTTGCGCTCTTGCAAGCGTGCGGACGGCGAGCTCGAGGGTCTTTAGGAGTTCGGGGTTATCGAGTTGCGCGGTAATCATTCTTGCCCCCCTATCGGGTTGTAGTCGTAACGGTTCTGGTTTCTATTTGGTGATCTTGTAGTCGATGCTGAAGGTCTTACCCTCCGTGCCGCCGAACATAGTGTTGGTCTTGCGGATATAGGCGATTTCTTTTTCGGCCCGCTCTGCTGAGCCCCAGCGGCCGGTCTGCCGCATGACTACGGAGCCGTCGGTCTTCCAGAGGGTGAGAGTGACTGTGTGTGTCATCGGGTAGTCCTTTCTTTGCGATATATCTATAGTAAGGCACTTTACACGGAGTTGTCCACCATTTCGGGAAAAAATTTCGAGAAGACCGCAAGGCCGGATTTAAACTAGATATAACGGAAGTGAGTTAGCTCTGCCGTGAGGTTCAGCGTTAGCGCGGCCATCGAATACGAAAATTATCCTTATGGAAGGACCTTTAATTATGAGCGAATTTATTCGCACCCAGGAAGAGGTTCGCGCCAATCTAACAGCCCAGATTCGTGAAACGATCGAGCGGGCCGAGGAAGAAGAGCGCGGACTCGGAGCCGAAGAGCTCCAAAAGATCGACGCGATCGAGCAGGACATCCGCAAAGCGGACGAAGCTATCGCCGTTGCGAAGCGATCCGAGGAAAGAAAAGCCGAGGCTTCGCTTGCCGCTAAGGGCTTCGTCGTAGCCGAGCAAGAAGAGCTCCGCGCCGGCGACATTCTCCGTAACCTCGCAGAGGCTCCCGGAGCGCACAAGTTCGAGCACCGCACGATCGTTACTTCGGACAACACCGTGCCGAAGAGCTTCTTCGACCAGGTGTTCGACGTTGCTCGCCTCGTTGGACCCATGCTGGACGAATCGGAGCGTATCGAGACCGCAAGCGGTGAGGATCTGACCATCCCGACGCTGACCGCGTACTCGACCGCTACCCTTAAGGCCGAGGGCTCCGCTCTCGACGAGTCGGACGCTACTTATAGCTCCATCACCTTGGGGGCTTACAAGTACGGCCAGCTGATCAAGGTGTCGCGTGAGCTCGTTACAGATGCCGGATTCGACATCGAAGCGCACCTCGCTAACCAGGCCGGTAACGCCCTGGGCTTCGCGATCAACGCCGCGCTGACCACCGGCACCGGCTCGAGCCAGCCAACCGGAATCGTTACCGCCGCTTCGACCGGCGTTACCGGTACCGCCACCGACGGTGTCTTCACCGCCGACGAACTCATCAACCTCCAGTACCAGCTCGATGGCGCGGCTCGCCGCCTGCCAGGGGTGAAGTACATGGCTAACGGTTCGACGATCGGCAAGATGCGGACTCTGAAAGACGACAATGGCCAGTACCTCTACCAGGTAAACGTAGGCCAGCCCGATACCTTTGCTGGTTACGAGATCGTCGAGAACCCGCACATGGACTCGACCGGTACCGCCGGCGAACAGCCTGTGGGCTTCGGACACATCCCGTCCTTTAAGGTTCGGATTGCCGGAGGTATGGACGTGGCAAGCTCCGCCGACTACGCATTTAACCAGGACCTCGTTACTTACAGGTTCTTGATGCGTGTTGATGGAAACCTTACGCACGCTTCCCACTTCCAGCTCTTCGAGTCAATTACTGCCTAGTAAGAGCTAAACGAGCGAGGCCCCGGTCTATTGCAGGCCGGGGCTTTGCCGTTACTAGAATCGACGGTTATTTCTTGCTACTGTTAAGCCGTGCCTAAACGATTCGAGCAATTAAACGGTGTTATTTCTCTAGCTTCTAATAGTCCGGGCACTCCGACCGGCTACGGACAGCAAGCGCTTTATCTCGTAGAGCGGATGGTGCAATCCGGGATCCGTACTGCCGCAATGTCTAATTTCGGTCTCGAAGGCCGTATGGATCTTCTAAAGGTTAAGGGCGGCAAGGTGCCGCACTATCCGAGGGGTATAACTCTTTATTCGGATGACGTGCTTCCGGGGCACCACGCCCGGCACCGCGCCGGATACGAAGATCTCCCGCACGCGATTATGACTCTTTACGATTGCTGGGTCTACCAGAATCCGAAGCTTAAGGAGCTTCCGATTATTTCGTGGGTGCCGCTTGACCACGTTACGCTCCCGCCGGCGGTTTACGATTTCGTTAGCCGAGAGAACGTAACGCCGGTATCGATGGCTCCGCACGGCAAGAGGCAATTCGACGAAGCCGGCGTATCTAATACTTATATTCCGCACGCGATCGATACGAAGATCTATAAGCCTACGGATCTTTTCGACGACGTGCCGGTACGAGACTTCCTCGGGGTTAAGGACGAATTCGTTATCGGGATGTTCGCCGCGAATAAGGCCGCTAAGGGCGGGATCCACCGTAAGGCTTACGCCGAGAATCTTCTCGCAGTAGGGGTCTTTATGAAAGAGAATCCGAATACGCGCCTTTATATCCACGCGGAGCCTTCGCAGGCTTACGGCGGATTTCACTTGCCGAATCTTCTTGCTTCGGTAGGCATACCGGAGGAGAAGGTTATCTTCCCGGATCCGTTAGATCTTCGGCAGGGGTATTCGCAGAAACAGATGGCGGCCCTCTATACGGGGATCGACGTTCTTCTCGCGCCTTCCTACGGTGAAGGCTTCGGCGTGCCTACCGTAGAGGCACAGGCGGCGGGGGCCCGCGTTGTCGTTTCGGATTGGGCCGCAAGCGCCGATCTCGCCGGCGAGGATAGTTGGAAGGTCGAGGGCCATCCGTTCTGGCACGAATCGCAGAGTGCCTGGTTTAAGAGTCCGGATATCGGGTCGATCGTTAAGGCGTTACAGCAGGCGGAGGCTATGCCTAGAGGACCTTCGGAGAAGTCGATCGAGTTTGCTTCGCAGTTCGACGCGGATAAGGTGTGGCAAGAATCCTGGATTCCCTTCCTCCGCGATTACTTCGAGGGGCAGAAGTGAAGCTAGAAGATATTTACCCGAAATACTCGTTGCCCGATAAAGGCGGCGATAAAGGTACCCAGCATAGCTATATCGAGATCTATTCGAAATATATATCGCCGGATACTAAGAGCCTTCTAGAAGTCGGAGTATGGGAGGGGCACTCCCTCGCAATGTGGCAAGACTATTTACCGCAAGCTCGAGTTCTCGGAATCGATATTGCCGTTTACCGCGTTAAATTCGAAGTCGAGGTCTTGCACGTAGACGCTACGGTTCGGGGGCAACTCGATCGGGCCCTCGGAGACGAAACGTTCGACGTAATTATCGACGATGGTTCGCATAGGGTACACGACCAGATCGCTTCGTTCGAACACTTATTCGAACGGGTAAACCCCGGAGGCGTTTACTTTATCGAGGACGTAGCCGGGCCGGATGCCCTTCGCGTATTAAGTAAGCACTTAGACTCGAAGCGGATCGACTATACGCAGTACGATCTAAGGGCTTTAAAGGATCGCTTTGACGATATTCTTATAATGGCTCACCGGTGATCGAGAACCTTACCGTGCCGGTCTTAAACCGGTATGACCTTCTTAACCGGATGCTTTCGAGTATCGACTATCCGGTTAGAGATCTTCTTATTATCGATAACGGCGGATCCTACGAGGATCTCTTCGGCAGGCCGGAGCTAGAAACCGTCGAATCGGTTTGGATCCTTACTATGCCCTCGAACCTCGGCGTAGCCGCTTCGTGGAATCTCGGGATTAAACTCTTCCCGCACGATCGGCGATGGTTCTTTGCCTCTAACGATATGTGGTTCCAGCCGGGAGGGATGGCTACCCTCTCAGAGGCCGTAGAAGGCGCTCTAACGCTCTCTGACTCTTTCCCGCACTTTCATACCTTCGCGGTCGGAGAGGCCGTTGTAGAGGCCGTAGGGCTCTTCGACGAAAGATATTACCCGGCTTTCTTCGAAGATAACGATCTAATGGCTCGCGTTATGGATGCCGGTATCCCGGTCGAGCGCTTGCCGATAGCCGCCGGGCATAATAATTCTTCTACTCTTAAATCGGATCCGAACTACCAGCGGAGAAACGCAGAGACTTTCCTTGCGAATCGAGACTTCTTCCGTAGGAAAATGAAGGGCGACGTAAGCCATTGGTCGTGGGAGCTCGATCGAAGGAGAGCGGGCGAGTGGGGCCGTTAGAATAGAAGCGGAGGCTTCTTATGGCGATAACCAACGGATATTGTACGCTCGCGGATGTTAAGGCCGCGCTTCGGATCGATGACGTAATCGACGATACGATTCTCGAGCTTTCGATCGAGGCCGCTTCTCGAGAGATCGACGGGTACTGCGAACGGCAGTTCTACCAGAGTTCGGAAACTCGGATCTTCGTGCCCCGTAATTCCTTTACCGTAGAGATCGACGATCTCGCGAGCCTTACTACTCTTAAGACTTCCTCGACCGGAGAAACGTTCGACCAGACTTGGGCCGCCTCCGATTACCAACTCGAGCCCGTAAACGGGATTGCCGGAGGAATCGAATCTCCCGCTACTCGAATCCGCGCAATCGGAAGCCTTACTTTCCCCGTTTGGGAGCCTACGAATACGAACCACTACGAGGCGACCGTGCAAGTTACGGGGACCTTCGGGTGGTCTGCTATTCCGGTAGCGATCCGGCAAGCGTGCCTCCTCCTTGCTCTTAGGCAATTCCGCCGGTATGACTCTCCGCTCGGGGTTGCAGGCTTCGACGAAATGGGAGTGGTCCGGGTTGGCAGGATCGATCCAGACGTAGAGAAGCTCGTAGCGCCCTTTAGAAGGGTGAAGATGGCGTGAGTCTCGCACAGATGCGAGCGGGGCTCGCTACTAACCTCGAGACGATTTCCGGGATCCGTGTTTACGAAGAGGTTCCCGATAATCCCGTTATGCCTTGCGCGGTTATCCAACTAACGGATGTTAGCTACGACGTGGCCTTCCAAAGGGGCGCTACGGAATATACGTTTATCATCCACCTAATCGTTGTCCGCACTACGGAGCGGAGAGCGCAAGAGAAGCTCGACCGATTTATCGACGATGGGGCAAAGAGCGTTAAGACTGCCGTTGAGTCGGATATCGATCTCGGAGACTCTGCGTTCGACGTTCGGGTAACGGAATTACGGGACATCGGCCCGACTACAATAGGAGACGTAAACTATTTAGCCGCGAAGTTCGCGGTTACTGTATTCGCACTTTAAGGAGAGACTGTGGCCAAGCTAGTTGCTAAGGACTACAACACAACCATCGCGGGCACGGATTTCAGCACTAGCCTAGCCGCGATCACCCTGGACATCGAGGCCGAAGAGGTCGAGACAACCGCCTTCGGGTCGGACTGGAGACAGCGCGTTTCCGGACTTAAGAACGGAAGCGTAAGCTTCGACTTCCACCAGGACTTCGCCGCGGGCGCAGTCGATGAGACCCTCTGGAGCAATCTCGGAGGTACCGTCGAGGTCGTTATTAAGCCCACCTCCGGCACGGTTAGCGCGGACAACCCCTCTTATACCTTTAACGCGCTGATTACCCAGGTAACTCCATTCGCTAACTCGATTGGCGATCTCGCCACCGTAAGCGTGGAATTTCCGATCGACGGAGAGGTTACTCGCGGTACTGCCTAATTGATGTAGGATTCCGGTATGAACTTTAAGCTGGTTATCCACTATCAAAACGGAGAGTCTCGAGAGGTTACTTGCGCCGCCGCCGATATGGTGGCGTTCGAGTCGCACTTCGATATGTCAGTTGCCCGCCTCGAAAAAGAGGTACGGCTTAGTCACCTCTTCTTCCTTGCCTGGAACGTAGAGAAGCGGACGAAGGCAACCGATAAAGAGTTCGATAAGTGGCTCGAGGATGTCGAGTCTGTCGCCCCTGCGGAGTCGGCAAAAAAATAATCGGGCTCGGCGAAGAGTCGATGCACTGGCTCCTCGCTACTCTCGCGGTCGAGACGGGTATTAGTCCGCGGGAGCTTATGCAACTCGAACCCCGTATGCTCTGGACTATGCAACGCTATATGATTAGTCGCTCGCAGAAGCAAGCTAATCAGAAGCGGGGCCGAAGATAGAATAGAGGGGTAGAAGGAGCCTGCCCCTATGTTCGGACCCGGTAGTAGTGTCGAGATCGACGCGAGACAGCTCGAGAGGGCGATGGATCGCGTTAAACGGTTCGAACCTAAGCTTAAGAATAAGCTTACGAAGGATCTTCGCGGGATCGGCAAGGAGATTATTCCGGAGCTCGAAGCGGGGATTCCTACTCGCCCTCCTCTAGGCCGTAGCGCTCGTAACCGTTTCCGTTCGGGCGTTGCCCGGAATTGGGAAGGCCCGGTGAATTCGAAGGTCCGCACTTACCCGAACGCGAAGCCCGGTCGAGCAATCGCTCTTATTAATGTTCGCGGCGGTAACGCAGAGTTCGCTAAGTATCTTGCCTTGCTCGAGACGGCAGGTACCCGTACTTCGGGTAGGACCCCACAAGGTAAGGGCCTTATTAGGGCTCTCGATCGAGATTATCCGAAGGTCGGATCCGGCGGACGTTTCGTATTTAAGACCTGGTTAAAGCTCTTGCCGGATGTTCGCGGTAAATCCGTAGACGCAATAAACGGCTATATAAAGCAATTTAATAAGCTCGGGAGGTTCTAAATGGCTGTATCGGATATCGTCCTCCCGATTACGTTTAAGTCGGATACTCGGGGACTTAAGAACGCGGAGCGGGAGCTCGGGAAATTCGGGCGTAACGTAGGCCGTATTGCCGCCGGCGCTACTGCGGCAGTAGGCGGGATCGCCGCGCTTTCAGTTAAGGCGTTCGCGGACTTCGATTCGAAGCTTCAGCAATCGGTTTCGATTATGGGCGACGTATCGGATGCGATGCGCGACGATATGGCGGAGGCCGCTCGCGAGGTCGCGAAGGCGACTACGTTCTCGGCAGATCAAGCCGCCGAATCCTTCTTCTTCCTTGCTTCTGCGGGTCTTGATGCGGAGCAATCGATCGCCGCTATGCCGCGGGTCGCGCAGTTCGCGCAAGCGGGTATGTTCGATATGGCGCTCGCTACTGACTTGCTTACGGATGCGCAATCTGCCCTCGGCCTAGTCTCTAACGACACGGCAGAAAATATCGAGAATATGACTCGAGTTTCCGACGTGCTCGTAGGCGCGAATACGATGGCGAACGCTTCGGTACAACAGTTCTCGGAGTCTCTTACTAACAGAGCCGGTGCCGCTCTTAAGGCTGTCGGCAAGGATATCGAAGAGGGTGTCGCGGTTCTTGCCGCGTTCGCGGACCAGGGTATTAAGGGCGCGGAGGCCGGTACTCGTTTCGATATGGTCCTCCGAGACTTGCAGACTCGAGCGATTAGTAACGCGGCGGCCTTCGAGCAATTTAATATCGAGGTCTTCGATCAAGAAGGAGAGATGCGGAATCTCGGCGATATTATCGGCGAGGTCGAGACCGCTCTCGGATCTCTTTCGGATGAGCAATCCCGAGCCGCCTTGCAGACTCTCGGCTTTACCGATCGTTCGATCGCCTCTCTTATGGCCTTGCTCGGCACCTCGGATGCGATTAAGGCTTACGAAGAGGATCTCCGTAACGCCGGAGGCGTAACCGATGAGGTTGCTACGAAGCAACTCGAGACGTTCTCGGCCCAGCTCGAGCTTCTTAAGAGCCGCTTCGAGGATGTCGGTATCGAGGTCGGATCTATTCTAGTACCGCACTTAAGCCGGCTAGTGCAAGCGTTCGGGCCTCTTATCGAGCAAGCGGCCCCGGCTCTCGTAAGTCTCTTCCTTTCTTTCGTGCCGATCCTCGAGAAGATGGTCGAAGGATTCCCCCGCTTCGTAAACGCGCTCCTACCTCTTATTCCGATTATGGGGGAGATTACGGGGCTAGTAGCGGAGGCCGCGGTAACTCTCTTCCCGATATTCCTATCGGTGCTCGAGGCGCTCTTGCCGGTCTTTACTACTCTCGTTACTGCGCTTCGGAATAACGCCGCGCTTATTACGGTTATCGTCGCGAGTATTGCCGGATTTATTGCGGTAGGTACGGCGATCTCGAAGATGGTTACGATCTTCTCTGCCTTTAAGACCGTAATTATGGCGGTCTTTGGAATCTTTAAATTCCTCGTACCGGTTCTTACTGCCGTGCGAACCGCGTTTATGGCGTTCAGCGCCGTGCTTATCGCGAACCCGATCGGCCTAGTTATTACCGCAATCGGATTACTAATTGCCGGACTTACCTTCTTCTTTACGCAAACAGAAAAAGGCAAGGAGCTTTGGGCTAGTTTCGTAGTCTTCTTCCAGACGCTCATAACGAATATGGGGCTACGCTTCCGCGAGTCGATCGACGAAATGGTAGCTAACTTCGCCGCCTTCGACGAAAAGGTTCGGGCCTTTAGTCAAGCGCTCGTAGAGTTCTTCGTATTTATCTTTACCGAAGCGATCCCGAATCTCTGGCAGGGGATGATCGACTTCTTCGTAAACGGATACGAGACGTTTATTGCGAGCTTCGAGGCCGCCTTCCTCGGCCTAAAGGAGTTCTTTAAGATCCTTATAAACGGCCTTATAGGTCTATTCGAGGGCTTCGTAAACGGAGTTATCGGCGGCGTAAATAGAATTATCGACGCTCTAAATACAATCTCGATCGATATCCCGGATGAGGTGCCGAAGATCGGCGGTATTCGCTTCGGCGTAAATATCCCTAACGTGCCGGAGATTAGTCTCCCCCGGCTAGCGAAAGGTGGAATCGTAGACCGGGCGACTATCGCGATGATCGGAGAGGCAGGCCCGGAGGCCGTAGTGCCGCTCGATCGTATGGGGCAAATGGGTTCGACGTACAACATCACGGTACAAGCTGGCGTAGGCGACCCCGTTCGGATCGGCGAAGAAGTTGTAAATACTATCCGCCGGTATGAGCGCGCTAGCGGCCCGGTCTTTGCGAGGGCCTAGTGGCGGTTACGGTAGAGATCGGCGTTACCCGAGGCTTCGTATTAGACGACCCCGTGGCGGGCGTTCTCGATAATACGGAGTACGGTCTCGGCGGGGAGAACTTCGTAGACGTTTCTAACCGTATGCTTTCGATCTCTACGAGCCGAGGTAAGAACCGCGATCTTGATAAATTTCAGGCGGGTACTTTCGAGGCGGAGTTTAATAACGAAGATCGCTTCTTCGATCCGGTATCCGGTACGGCTCTCGATATCGTGCCCCGTGCTCCTATTCGAATGTTGGTAGACGGTACGGCGCAATTCGTAGGCACGATTAATGATTGGAATTATTCGTACCAGACTTCGGGGAGGTCGAAGGTCTCTACTTCCGCTTCGGATGACTTCGTAGTTCTTGCCCGGCAGAATATCCTTGCAAGCGGTACGCCGGATATCGAGGGTACGGGAGCTCGAGTCTCTCGAGTGCTCGATATGTTTACCGTCGATTGGCCTTCGGATAAACGCGATATTGATACGGGCGATACGGAAGTCTCGGCTACTCCGTTCGAGGGTCAGAACGCCTTAGAGTACCTACAGCTCGTAAACGCTTCGGAGCAAGGGCAACTCTTTATTTCTAAGACCGGGAATCTACAATTCCGGCAAAGATCGGATGCGGCCCCTACCTCGGATAATCTCGTAACGTTCGCGGATGACGGATCGGGGATCCCTTTCGTAGGCGCGGGGATTAATTTCGACTCCGAATATATTTATAACCGGGCGATTATTACCTCTCCGGCAGGCACGGCTACTGCGGACGATAGCCTCTCCCAAACTACGTTCGGCGTTATTAGTTTCGAACTCGAGACTCTATGCTCGACCGAATTAGAGCTACAAGATATTGCGAACTATGTCGTCGCGCGTTATGCCTCTCCGGAGCTTCGCTTCCAATCGATTACGGTAAATATCGATACGCTTTCGCCCGCACAGAAAGCCTCCGTAATGGGTCTCGAGATCGGAGACGTATCGCAGGTCTCGATTACTCCTAACGGAATCGGAGATCCGATTACCCGTTATGCGCAGATATTCCGGATCGCACACGAGATCTCTCCGACCCGGCACGATGTTACTTTCCAATTCGATCCGCTCGAGTTCGCGCCTCTAGTGCTTGACGACGCGGTATTCGGTAAACTAGATAGCGGACATATCGGTTTCTAGGGAGACGAAATGAGCGGCTTAGGGCGTAAGGTCTGGACTGCCGGAGAAGTATTACAAGCCTCCGAGCTACAGGGGTATATCCAGGACCAGACGGTTATGGTCTTTGCCGGTACTGCGGAGCGTGCTTCTGCGATCGGCACTCCGACCGAAGGGATGGTCACTTACCTTACTTCGGATAACAGTACGACCGTTTGGACGGGAGCCGCTTGGGAGGCTCTCGGCGGCGGAGGAGCCGGCGGTTTCGAAAACTCTTTATTCCTAATGGGAGGCTAATACACGATGGCAACTAGCTATAAGATCCTGGGGCAAGCGCACCTAACTACTACTTCGGATACGGATATTTATACCGTGCCCTCCGCTACTGAAACGATCGTGTCTACAATGATCGTGGCGAATATCTCCGCGGCGGCTACTACCTTTAATATCTCGCTCCGGCAAGACGGGGCAACCCTCGCGGATAAGCACTACATTGCCAAAGAGGTTCCGATTGCGGCTAACGATTCGACGACTCTTACCTTAGGGATGGCGCTCGAGGCTACCGATGTCGTAACCTGCACAGCAGGAACAGCGGATGCTTTGTCGTTTAACCTGTTCGGTGCTGAAATCGACGTTTAGGGGGCTTTCTTGTCTATCCGCAGATTGTCTACGTCTACCCTGACGGAACAGAAACGCTACCCGTTGATGTCCGCTGAATCAGCGGTGGTTGCTTCTGGCGGTGACGAGACGGTTACTGTTGGGGGTTTTAC